GCCAGCTTTGCGCCCTGGAGGGCGACGGAATTGGACGGCAGTAGGATCGGGATGTTGACTACACCGGTTTGATTGGCGTCGTTGACGCTCTTGGCGATGGTGCCGGCAACCTGGCCGGCGGTCTGGGACCATGTTCCGGTGACGCAATGGAACAGGGTCGGCGGGACGTACTGCGCGAAATGGGTGTTGTGGATCATGGTGGTGCGGATAACCTTTCCTGGTGGTGCGGGGTTATCCGCACCACCATCATGTTAGGCCCTCAGGGTGTAGTTTGCGACGGCGCCGAGGAGGTCAACGGTCACCACGGCTCCGCATATGATTGTGGCAACCAACAGGAATTCCTCGTCGTTGTCGATGAATACCGGCGTGGTGAGCGTCCACTTTACGCGGTGTTGGTCCTGGGTCTCGGCGCCGGCTGCGGCGGCGATGTCCTGGGAGCCGGCGACGGCTGCAACGACAGCGACGGCGGTATCCGCGCCGCGTGTGATTTTGTTCATGCTGAGAGTGACGGATGTGGCGGCGGCGAGGAGGAGCTCATAGTCGAGCTCGACGGAGGCGAGCTTGGCACCCTGGAGGGCGATGGAGTTGGATGGGATGGCGACGGGGATGTTAATCACGCCTGTCGATGCGGCTGCGGCGCGGTGTTTGGCGATGGTCCCGGCGACGGCGCCGGCTGCGTCGGTGTACGTGCCGGTCACACAATGGAAGGCGGTCGGGGGGATGTACTGCGCGAAATGGGTGTTGTGGATCATTTGGATTTGCCTTTCTTGGGTGATGTGGTCTTGGCCTTGGCAGGAGCCGCCTTGGCTTCATGTTCGGGTTCGGGCACGGCGGGGAGTACGATCTTTGCGCCGGTGGTGAGGATCACAACGAATTGGCCGTTGGCTCTGAGTGCCCATTGCATGGGCTCGGCGTCGGGGTGGTGTTGCTTTGCGACGATCAGGGCTGCGGGCTGTAGCTCGGGTTCGTTTGCCATTGTGTGGCCTTTCTGTGGGCCGGCGCTGGGCTTTCCCTTGCAACGGGCGATCCCAGCGCCGGCGGTGTGCCGGATGCGACGATTGGGGGAGCTATCCGGCGACGTTGGACTTATGCAGCGGTCGGAAGTCCTGTACCAGTATGGCATTGAACATCCTGACCTTGATGCGGTGCTCGTCGTTCATGAAGACGGCGGGGTCCGTCTCGCGGCCGGCGACGTAGATTTCCGGCATGATGCCGAAGCGCTCGCCGACGACGATACCGGGGGCAATGGCCGGATCACATACTGCGGCCCAATCGGTTGCGTCGGTCCATTCGGGCACCACCAGGGGAACAACCTCACCCTTGAGCAAGTTCTCGGCGTGTTTGTTGTCGGTCACGTCCCAAGCGTTGATGAAGGCGTCGCGGGCGGTCTTGCGGAGGGCTCGCGGGATGAGGCAGTATCGGGGTTCAACGGCCATCTTGGGGCCGGTGCCGTAGTAGGATGCGGCCTGCTTGATAAGCATGGGCTGGTTGTACACGGCTGCGGCCACTACATCCCATTGGGTGGCGCTGAGGGCGGTGGTGAGCAGGTTGGCATGCCCGCCGGCGGTGGTGACGGCGGTGGAGTTGAACAGTACGCCGGTATCGGCCATGGTGGGGCCGGTGCCGCTGGCCTGGGTGAACACGTCCGCGATCCTGCTTGAGAGGGTGCGGAGCCCGGCATTGGCGAGCTCGCGGGGGTAGGCGCGGAGTTTGGCGGTCTCGTCGCGGTCGATGAGCTCGAGGGTGAGCGGTACGTATCCGCCTTTCTTCACGAATGAGGCGACTTCGGGGGAGTCACCTACCGCCAGTTCGGTATATTCTCCCTGCTCCGCGACGGTGGGCAGCAGGCCCACGGTGCCGACAAGGATACCGGTGATGTCATTCAGGCTGGTAAAGTGCTCCACCTGGACGATTGAATTCCACCAGTCATAACCCTCGCGTCCGAGGCGATCCCATTGATTGGCGACGGCTTTGTTAAGCGCGTTCTTGACAAGGCCGGCGAAGTCGGCGGTGGTTGCAAGCTGCATGCGCTCGGCGTAGTAGCCTCCGTGGAGGTCATAGTCGCCGGTGAGCAGCAGGTACAACTCGCGGATGCCTGAGAGTCTGGCGGGGGTGATTTTCTCCAGGCCTGGATCACGCTCGACGCGGAACATATCGGAGACGGCGGCGCGGAGCATATCGTCGGTGGTAGCCATGGCGGAGATTCGGGAGGGTCCGGCCACAAGCGATGAGGCTGCGGCTTCTGCGACGATCCCGCGCATTTCGGCGATGGCACCATCAAGCTCGGTGGGCTCGAAGGGCTCGCCCGCGTCCAGGCGGGTCTGAAAGCGGGTCTTGATTTGGGCCTGGGCGGTGGCCGGCAGGCCGGAGGCGGCAAGGCCGGATTTGAGCAAGCCGGCGCACATACTGAGGAGCACGGCGTTAGCCTGGGCAGCCTGGGCCTTGACGGCTTCGGCGGCTTCGGTGGCGCCGGTGAGGCGTGAGACTGCCTCGGCAGTCTCGTCTGCTGTGGTGGGGGCAGTCTCGGGGAACATTGCGAATCCTTTCTTTTTCATCTTGAGGGGTAGGAGTTCGGCCAAAAGGCCGGTGTTGGGGGAGGCGGGTGTATTTACTGCTGAGGTTTCCTTTCCTTTGGGCTCGATCATAAGGAGCTCGCACAATTTCCCGGAGTAAGTGCGGCCCGGCCAATGCGAGCAAGATAGCCAGTCCTGTTCGCAAACTGTGCATTGGATTTGTGAGGCAGTCCAGCCGATTGAGAAGCGGTCAATCTGGCCTTCGACATAGGCGATCATGCCTCGGCGGGTGGTGAGGTTGATTACTTGGTGCATCTTGGCGCCGGCCATGAAGGACTCTGCAATGGTGCCGTCCCGGCTCTCGATATGGTTTTGGTCGTGGTCGCGGAGGAAGGGCTGACCCTCGAAGGATGCGGCGAAGGTCTCCAGGTCCTGGTCCTTGAAACGGACGAAATTCCGGTTGGGTCCCTGGGTGAAGACGCCGGCGCGTATCTCGAGCGAAGCGAGCTCGCCGGCTTCGATTTGGCGGAGCATGGCGGCGCGGTCCATGTTGGCCGGCCGGTGGGCGAGGGCGAGGGAGTGGAAGGTTGGGAGGGTCTTGGGCATGGTGTTATCGCTCTTTCTGGCGGAGCTCGACGAGCTCCTAATGTGTCAAGTCGGCTAATGAAGTTCCGGGTGGTAATTCCACAGGCGTTCTAGCTTCTCCTCGAGGGTGAGGGCCGGCGCGGGGTTGATGATGGGGTCATAGGGTCCGCCGAGTTGGTATTGGTTCAGGTCAATGCTCAGGCTCTCGGCGCCGTAGGCGGGTCCTGGGCCATTGGAGGTGTACTGCCAGAATGTCCAGGTGGGCCATGGCGCCGGCACTATGGGCGCCACGCGGCCATAGTTGGCGATCCACAGGGGGAAGGCTCGCCAAAGGGGGTCGGTGCTTCCGCGTTCCTGCCAGTAGGCGGGGCCGGTGTAGATGATGGGCTGACGGTTCGCGTCGGTTAGCTTGATGGCCTGCAGGAAGATGAGCAAGCGAGCGGCCGCGTTCTCTGGGATGGGTGCGAGTCTGTGCTCGAAGTCTGCAACCCGGGGGAGCTCTCCCGGGTCGTTGTCGGGTATGTAGGCGCTCATGCGCTCGGCCTGGCTCTCTGGGGTGTAACGGTTGTCCAGGTACCAGTATGCGCCTCGTGGGATGCCGGCGGCGCGGGATGCCTGCCAGTTGTACTGAAAGTCTTCATCCTGGCCGGCTCCTTGTCCGCACTTGATGAATGCGAATCGGGCGCCGGCGGCTTTGGCCTTCTGCCAGTCCATGCGCTGGAGGGTGGAATTGAGGTCTTGCCAGCGGCTGATGTCGATCCCAAGGATTGTGTTCGTCATTCGGCCTCGGGTGCGGGTTCTTCTTCGGGCTCGTCTGGATCACCGGCGGGGAATTGTGACCCTGGGGCGTCCAGCGGCTTGCGCTTGGCGCCGGTGGTGGGGAGGTCTTCGGGGGCCTGCTCTCCGATCATGCGGTAGAAGATTCGGGTAAGCTCGGCCTGGGGCATGGCCTGCCGGTCGTATAGTTCCGCGATGGCCGGATAGATACGCTGGCCGGCGAGGGCGAGGAGTGAGTTGTCGCGCTCGGTGATGTCGGGATGGGAAATGGCGATGGGCGCGCCGGCGTTGACTCTGCGGTCGGTGCGCTTTCTGACGGTGACGGCGATCGTGGAGAGACTTTCAATCATGGCGATAAATTCGGCCTGGATGTCCTCGAGCCTGCGAAATGTCGGTGTTCCCGCGGCGTCTGCGGTTGTGCGGGTGGAGCTCTCCGGCTCTGCGAGGTAATGCAAGGGCAGGCCTGCGCCGGCGGCTATCATCTTCTTGAGGTCCAGGCCGTCTGTATGCGCGTCTGCGGAGTTGAGATTGGGCGCCGGCGCGGTCCAGGTCTCGCCTTCGTCGGCCAGCAGGATGGACCCTGGCGCCGGCGGTCTGGCGTTGAGCTCGCTTTGGCGGGCTGCTTTCTGCTGCTCGCTCTCCCAGCGCCGGCTGACAATCCACAGGAAGGTATTGCGGAAACGGTTGAGTCTGGCGCGGTCCTCCAACCAGGAGGAAAAGCGGCCAATCCAGGGGAGCATTGGGGCGAGGTCCGGCTCTCCCCAGCAGGTCCCTATGGGTCTGTTGACTGAGAAGTGGACCATGAAATAAGGCTGTTCGCCGGATGTGGCGATACGGGGATTACCCCAGTCCCAAGCTGGGTAAGTGGTGTTCTCCAGGTCTGACAGGATGTAGTAAGTCTCCTGCTCTACATCGTTGTCGCGGGTCTGAATTTCCTTGATACTCTCCGCCGGCACGGCGCGGATGATGGTCATGCCGTCTGGCAGGACTGAGCACAGGAAGAACAGATTCCCTGAGCGGGTGAGCTCGTCCATGAAACGCTTTGAATTGGCCGGCAGTTGGTTGAGGGGGTGGTTCCACCATTCGGCAAGGAAGCGGGCGGTTCCCTTGTGCTCGCTCGAGGGTGCGATCCCGTCTCCGATCACAAAGGCTGTAGTCAAGCGGACGATATGACGGGCGAGGGGGTTTACTCTCCAGGCGCGGAGGCATTCGCTGAGGATGGTTGTGCGGTCGTAGTCGTAGCGGTCTCGATAGTGGCCGGACAGGTTGTTGCCGGTGTAGAAGGTCGAGTCATTCTCGGCGACGGTTAGGACATTTCCGGCGGGGCTGGCCACGGCGCCGGCGGCGAAGCCGGCTATCCCTGAGCGTATCCGGTCAATGAGCTTTGGCACGGTGGGCGGTCCTTTCGGCCTGGAGCTTTCGCACGGCCCTTTCAGGGGTCGGCTCGGCGATTTGCCTGCACAGTTCGCGGCCGTGGGTGAGGTCCCGGGCTGCAAGGCGGTTCCTGCATTGGTGGTAGTGGTAGTGCGGATAACCTTTGGGTGCGGGGTTATCCGCACTACCATAGTGGAGTTCGGCGCGGACGGCCCTTTCAGGGGTCGCGCGGAGGGTCTTCCCCTGCGCCGCTTCGCTTGCGGGGACTTTGGGTTTCACTTAGAAGTTTCTTTCCATGCTGTCCAGCGGGTCGGGCGCCGGCAGTATCGCGGTTTTGGTCGGTGTGGACCATGGGAGGAAATCTATCTCTGCGGTG